GGTGGGACATTGACGAATGGTTGACAGAGTGGGGGGCATGGTGGTATAATACCACCCCGACCGGTATAGTGCTATACTGTGTTGTATTTTTACAACAGTGGTGTAGAATCACCACCATGAAAAGAAAAGTACTCCACCCAAATTTTTTGCGCCGCTAAAATTTTACTCGCTAGGACCCATTTCCGCATCAGTAGTTAAATACTCTACTATGCACAGTCTCTTTATTCCTCATTCACAGTGGATTGCAGTATGCAGCTATCTTCTGCAAAACTATATACAGCCACAAGAACACTATACTCTAGCTGTAAGCACAGCGGGTTATACAGTGAGTTTTCACAGTGATCTACACTGCAAGCAAGTAGCCGCTGCTATGCAAATCAAGTCGGGGCCATGATTTTCAAGATCTAAAAAATTTGCGCGGCCATTTTTTTCGCTGCTAACACCATTTCTACAGTGTCAACGCTTACGCGGTTTTACTGTTCGATGTGGTAGGGAATCCTTGAGATCCGCGGGAGTAATCACACGCCACTTTTCCCAACTGTATTCATTCTGCCACATCATGCACAGCACTATGTAACCACTGTCACTGCACTCTACTACATAACGATGACCTTCTCTAAGATGTTCTACTACGTTGATGTTGCACTGACTGTTGATTTTCTTGATCTTGGCTGTTATAGTACTATAGGCAAAGCCCGCGGGTGTGCCCGAGCTGCTGGCGGGCAATTTGAATTCTAATAATTTCATACTGTATATTTACCCAAATTAACTGCGTAGATAACTGTTGAAAAAATGCTTTTTACCGCTCTGCGGCTCTGCCGCGTTCGGACTCTTGATCAGCACGGATAAGTACAATATGAATCAATATCATCATACACCTTCCAATAGAAAGCCCCTGCCCATCAAAGAAGAAAAGGTCACCTATGCTGAACAACAGTTAATGGAAACGGTTAGACGCTTGGCCCTGTTAACTGATCAACAGGGGCGACAGATTCGACGGTTAGAAACACAGTTGGAACAGCTACGAGAATCTATGATTCAGCGTGGTCGACCATAAATATGTAATCTGGAGATAGCCCATGCAATATCGTCTTACTGATCTTAGTGGTCGCATTTGGGATTTTAGCACAGAGGCCTGTGCCCTTGTATATCAACGTATCTATGGGGGCACACTAGAACGTATGGAACATGCAGCAGTCCAGTGATCGATAAATATTTTATTGGAGAACTACATGTCACATCCCTATCTATTGCCCATGGCTCGCAACACTGTTACCGGACAAACAGTAAAAAGCCAGGATCTCAACAATGTTCGTTATACTAAGCTGCAAAGAGGCATTGCTCAAGAAATGGCTGATCAAATTGCCCAAAAACTAACTGCTCGCACTAACGAACAGTGGGTGGGATTTCTCAAAGAATATACTCCCAGCACTCGTGTCTAAACGAGCTTGACAAGGGCCGAATTTTACTATATACTGTAGTTTTACTTTTGGAGAACTTGTTTTATGTCTTTAACTGCAACCTATCGCTCGGCCGGTGACGTCAACACTGCCATGGCGGGTGTGTACAAACACATGTTTTTGGCCGTGCTCAACAGCATGGTTGTCAGCTATCTAGTCAGCGGCAACGCTGCACTCATGGCTCTGCTGTTTGGCACAGCATTAAAATGGGTAGTGATCTTTGCTCCCCTAGTGGCCATATTGATCTTTACATTCAGTGTTGAAAAACTCAGCACATCTGCAATGCTGCTATTCCTACATGGATTTGCTGCACTAATGGGACTGAGCATGGCCACTATCTTTGTGGTCTATACCATGGGATCAATTGTGTCGGCCTTTATGGGCGCTGCTGTGCTGTTTGGCACCATGAGTCTATATGGATACTTTACCCGACGTGATCTTACGGGACTGGGCAGTCTGTTGTTCGTGGGCCTAATTGCCATTATCATTGCATCGGTTATCAACATCTTTGTGGGCAGTACCTTAGCACAAATGGTTATCAGCGCCATTGCTATCATTGTATTCTTGGGTCTCACTGCCTATGACACGCAAAAGATTCGAGAAGCTGTGACCTACAGTAACGACGGTCGTGCTGAAATTATGGGTGCATTAACACTCTACTTGGACTTTATCAATCTGTTTATTCACCTGTTGAGTCTGTTTGGCGCAAAGAAAGACTAAAGGTAACTCAATGACTGCTAGTGATCGAAAGCTAGTTGAAATAGCCAAAAAGAGAATCCCCATGAAGAAATTGCTGCACGGCAAGGAAATCCGTGAAGCAATGGAAAACTTGGAAAAATTCCGTCAGCAGTTCAACGAACAAGAGTTTCTATACGGTGCCAAAGTCTATGTGGACATGACCGATAGATACGAATGGAATGCCGTGTGTCGTAGACCCGAGACCGACAAAGAATACAACACACGCATGAAAGAGATTCAAGATCGAGAAGAAGCTCGATTGGCTGCTGAAGAACGCAAACGTATTCGTCAAGCAGAATTGGCAGTTAAAGCAGCCGAACGTGAAGAACGTATTCGTGAGCAGCAACGAAAAGATGATCTGGAAGCACTCAAGTTCATGGCTCGTAAGCTGGGTCTTAGTGCAAATGATCTTGCTAAACTAACTGACTGATCAATAAAAACCCGCACTATGCGGGTTTTTTTACATCTGCTGCTGTTGTTCTAAACTGAGCTCTTGATCTTCTAATTCACGAATTGTATCCGAGACCTGTTCAATGATGCCCAAGTTTCTCAGTATCTTAAACACTAGATTTTCTGTAGACCACTCGCCCGCACGGTCCAGACCTGCTTGACGCATTTTAACAATACGTTCTTTAACAGTGCGTAGTTGATCTAAATTCTTGTTTAATAGTGCAGTTTCGGCATCGTGCATTATGGCATCTTTTTTAGCTTCTACACTACTGTCATCTACACGGGGTTCTATTTGCTGTGGCTCCACCAGCCACTTATTTTTACTTAGACTATAGACGCCTGTGCTGTGGTGCGGTTCATCTTGACCCTGTACATAACATTCTACTGGTAAGCCTTTGATTGTAATGTTACGCTGTTCACCCCATAGAGATTTTTTAGCACTGTATAATTCTCGATCATCATCGGGTGCAGTTCCGGGAATTACCAAGTGTAGGTCGAGATCACTATGTTCGGTCCATGTATAGTTTGCATTAGATCCTGTGATAGTATAATCAACAACATCTAGGTCTACTCCCACAAATTCTTCAAATGCACGAGCAATTCTAATCAATTTAGATCGAACTTCGGGCTTTAGAGTCTGGCCGTCCCATATTAATGGATTAAGACGATCCTTAACTTTTATTATTTGATTGGCACTAATTAATTCACTGAGCAGCATTTAAACACCGTGGTTAACAAGAGCTTAACGCTCTTGTTATTATTTACCAAACTTAAATGTATATTCTGCTAATAAATTGCAGTCATAGAACTCAGCCCATAGACTTTGAAAGTCCTGTGTCTTTTCTAAAATCATTTGACACTGTATCGGATCTTGTCTATTGAGCCAATCGATTACTGCACTGCCTGCCTGTAGGTGAACATGCGGCCAAGGTATGTCAACATATTCATCTAGAGGGTTAGCGATCCATTGACTCAGTTTGATCCTATCATACTTCATCGTTATCGCCCATGTTATTCAAAATCTCACGCAGTTTGGTACTTTGAACATTAGCTCGAACTCGACCCACGGCAGCACCTTCTGTAGGGTCAGTTACCTCTCCAGTGCTGTTATCTATGTTAGTCTTACGTTTAATGCTGTCAATGATGCTACTAGTGCCACGACCTGCACCCGATGTTTGTTCTTGTTCATCTTCGGGCAAGTCTGTAATTTTTAAAGTTTCGATATTAAATTCTAGATCGATCTTTTGACCAACACCACTCGAACTACGTGTCTTCATCAGCTGCAATTGATAACGTCCCCGTTCGCGCATAGCACGGCTAGTAAAGATACCAAACACGTTGTCGGCTGTTTGAATCTTTGACAATCCGCCGGAAATGTGACTGTGATCAAATTCTACTTCTTCTACAGCGCCACGATTCAACTGTGCCGCAGTAACGAATACACTATTTCTTTTCCATGGCCAAGTTACGCAACTCTTCACTTACATATTTGTCTTTAGATAAACAAATTTTCAGCGGATATCTTTTTTACCGATTGGCATCAACAAGTCCAAATAGTNNACTAACAGTACATCTACTTTCTTGCCAGTTTTAATTTCAAATTCTTTTAGATAGCTTCTGATATCGTTAGTGGTCTTACCACTGGGCATGTATTTGACCTGTAATAGACCTGCCTTCTTGCCCACCATCTTTACCTTCATCTCGACATCATCTAGATCTTTAAAGATGTCTCTAGTTGTAACTCCTGTTAACATAGAGTCAATACGCATACTGACCAATGCTTCACTAAGTTCCAGTGTTAGGTAAACAACATTAAGACCTGCTAATGCAAAGTTTACTCCCAAGTTCGCCAAGAACAAACTCTTACCTGCACCCGAACCACCAGCAAAAATGTTTAGCTCGCCTCGATTAAATCCACCAAATAACTTTCGATCCATTGTACCCCAACCGGTACTGACCTGTCCATTTTTATCTTTAAGACCTAACAGTCGACCTTTGGGATCGGCAAAGTAATCAGTACCCATGTCTCGAGCTAGACCAATTTGTACTGCTTCTTTAATTAGACTTTCAACCTCGCCATAATTCTTATTTGCCAACAAATCGGCACTGGCCACAATAGCTCGTTCGATTGCCTTGTGCCTCGTGAACATCTCGAATTCGTCCATGAGCCAGTCCATATGGCCATCTTTAACTACATCGGGCTTTTTAAAATCTGTTCTACAACTGGCATTGACCATGTCGTATTCTGGCAGTACATTATATTCTTTGGCATATGCATTTACAAATTCAGCGGCGTCTTGTAATTTTCTATCGAATAATGTATGATCAAAAATGCCCTGGCATCGAACAAATACTTCAGCATCGGCTAGCATTAATTCTAAATATAATTTCTGTACTTCGTAACTGTATTCTTTTATCATAATATATTATACACTAATCTGTAGGTGATTTACAACACCAAAATCGTAATTTGAAATTCTCTCTTTGGTATTATATAATACTGCACCTATACTGCTGCTTGCGTCTCCGGGATTTGGCAAACTCCAAACATGTTTCCATCGATCGGCTAATCTTGTGTTGTATCTACTGTTCATTGCACAACCGCCCATGTAGACAAGATTTTTAGATAAAGTAAGTTGTTGAGCACACAACATTATCATGTCGACCTGTTCTTCGAATACTTGTTGCACTGCGGCAGCGATATCATATCGATCTTGTTCAGTAGTTATAGCATAGGGCCAAGTCCTAACACCCCGATGAAGATTTTCGGGAAAATGCATAAACTGATTAAGATACGCACTAACTTGGGTGTAGTATCGATCTGCGTCACCTAGCTCACTGTATTTTTGCAAAATGTGTTCTTCGACAATAGGTGTGAGATCTATTAGATCCGTAAATGCACTATAAAATAATCCTAAAGGCTGTTTGGATATTTAGTAACTCCATACTTTTCTAAGTTCGCCGTGCTTGCCTTCCCATATACTGGCACATTCAAATTCGCCAATGGCGTCTAGGACAACTACTGCACAGTGATTAAACGGGCTAGTATAATAACCAGCAGCAGCATGACTAGCATGATGTGATGTATATACAACAGGCACATTTTCTAATCCGTGCTTTTTTAAATAATGTCTTGGGAGATTGTCTAGCCTAAGTGCTGTAGAATATTGGCCAGCTCGTAGTTGTCTAATTTTCTTAAGCCAGGGATTTTCGTACCAATATATTCGATCAGGCCATAATCGGTGTTTGTTAGCGTAATCAAACGCTTTTTGCGGCAACGTGTCTTCTCGATCAGTAATGTTAGTTATTAATTGATCTTTGTTAAAAATTGCTAGACTACTGCCGTGATTAAGTGCGTTAATTCCCCAGTAAATCATTTGTAAATAAATGGATCTCTTTTACGCAGTTCTTCGAGTCGTTTTTTTATTCTTTTCTTTTCTTGCCATTGTCTCCACGGCCATGAAATAAAATCAAGTATCTTTTGCATATTTTAATCTCTCTAGTTTTTCTTCTAATTTTTGTTTTGCTATTGCAATTTTAATAGGACCTTGATGGGCTGTCATAATTGCATCAACTATAACATACAATTTGCCGTACCGTTGCACAGCTTGGGCACAATCTTTAACATCGTCTTCCCAATTCGGAACTGCTACAGCCCAATCGTATTGTGATGCATGACTAAACAGTTCAATTCCGGCTTCGTCTTGATCGGGTATAACAATTTTTTGGCCGGGCAAACTTTCTAATATTCGATGTTGCTGATCGGAAATTTCGTTGTGTAACAGTCCCACACCGTTAACAGCCATTGCATCAAAAGGACCTTCGACTACTAGTATATACTTTTGATCTTCCGATTGCTTATCAAAGTTGAAAACAAAATTGGGCTGCTGATCCGATAGATACTTTGGTCTACCAGCATTTATCTTACGTGCTGTATTACCTACAATTTTGTCTTGCCATGTAAAGGGAATGATCACCCTATCTCGATATCCTCTAGTAGGACTCCAGTAGAAATTATGATCAAACGGATCAGTGTATCCGCGACCCATTAGATAATCGAGTACGTTAACAAAACTAGACTGTTCTTCTTCTGATAAATCAGCACTATTTTTTGCCCAGTTGGCCAGTGCTAGAGAACCAATAGGCAACGGCTTTTCTACGAAATCTATTTTGGTTATAGCGTGTTCTATTTGATAATTCGGTGACTCGGATTTCATTGACTCGAATACTAATTTTTTTATAGTATCTTCATCGGCATTCATCCATCGAGCCAGCGTTTTCATTTTTTCGCCAACGTAAGAACCCGGTTGCCATCCTGTACTAAATTTACAATTGAAGCAATTATAAACTACTCCATTGTTGTCGAATCTTATACCTGCTCGTTTCCTAGTATCATGTTGATGACCTCGATGATGACAGCAAGGGGCGTTAAAACTAGTCCAACCGCTAGGGCTGATCTTAGTTCTTGGGGGCAATAATGATCTAAATATATCCACGACTGATGTCATAGATTAAGTATATTATCTATAGAGAAATTTGTCAAAGGTTCCGGTAAGATCAGTAGTCGGTCCGATGATATATTCTGTAACACCGTTATATGATCTACCTACATGTGTAGTTGAAGTAATACCGCCATTACTGTCTACTCCTGTAACAGTAATGGTTAAATCATTAGCAGGAGTTTCGCCACCTAACTTATTACCTTTAATCAATATAGTATTACCAACTGTGTAACCTCGTCCTATGTTAGTAACGGTCAAATTATAATAACCGAATATAGTAAGCCCTACAACAAAGTCACCTAACAGATTCTCAAAATTAGGTTCATATTTGAATCTAAACCAATTATACTTTCCAGTTACATTAATATATTCAATAGTAGCATTGGTATAATCGATGGCCTGTATATCGGCCCAAGTTTGGGGATCGCCGCCTTGATCTAAGCTGCCCTGGAGCGTAATTCTCCCTGTAAAGTCTGTAAAATACAATTGGAACGTGTGCAAAGAATCGGGCGTAACTAGTTGAGATTTTGCTTGAACAACTCCACTGATATAAAAGTTATTCTCGGGCAATGGATCAACATATTGTTTAAATTCTTTTATTTCTATACTAGATTGTGGTTCTCCACTGATACCTGGTAGAATTTCAATAATTCCGTTGACTCCATATTGACTATCTACATATACTGGCTTGCTGTCAGTTACTGTATAAAAGTCTCCTTGATTGTTCCTAACTTCATAAGTTAATGAATATTGATACATTGCAGGCTCAATGTCTAATAGTTCTAGATCGGATAATTCTAAATATACACGACCGATGCTAGCATCTACCAATACACAATCTTTTTTAATTAAAAGTTCTTGGGTTTCTCTAGAGATTAGTCTAAATACAAAAGTACGATTTGTTATTGTTGCAGGTTTTTGATCAGAATTTTTAACTTTAAATTCGATCTTGTTACCTACACCGCGATAAATTTTAAGATTGCGCTGATACACTTGACGATACCTCTCGTTGAGCCAATCTTCTAGATTTGTATATACGTCTAGACGATTTGGATATAAATAAACTGAACCTAATTGCATACATTTAAGGACCTTTATAATATTTATCTATGCGGATAACAGAAAACCTACAAGAAAACTTTCCGTTTATATCAATTTTAACTCACGTAGAAAAAGAATACGTGGGCATAATTATTAATCAGGATGCACAAGTTACTAGCTTATACGACTATTCTTTGATCAAAACAGATAAAGAAAAAGAACGCTTCTTAGAGCTAGGAGAAGCATGGTGGTGGGAGTCTAATCGCCAGATTCCCATTAATATTTTTCTTCAAAGAGACATAATAGAATTTAGGTATATTATACGAAACTTTTCTACTAAAGACGTAAAAGTAATGCTAGGTCCTATTACCAGCCTCAATGATATACTAGTCAAACGTATAAAAAGAAAATCTATTACATTAGTTCGTAGAGTGTCTTAACTAAACTCATAACTAACTTGTTCGCAAATTAGATTCATTTGAACTACTATAGCGTGTGCGTATGCTATAGCATGTGATTTCTTGAAATAGTACTCATTACCGTCTGGTTTTAACCAAACTTCGGCGTTTACTACAGACCAACTTTTCCCAACCAAATATCGTTTAGCAGGCCGAATCATTGCCAATACAGCCGCTAATTCTTCGATACTTTTAGGTTTCATCTTTCTTAAGATCTCACCGTGGCCGTTTACATGAAACAGTAAATTGCTAAATTCATCTTGTTCTAGCAAATCCCATAATGGCTGTTTATTCATTAATTCTGTAAGATGTTGTTCGTTTCGAACACCTTTATATATAGAAACATTTAATAAATCTATTTTAAATATATCTGAATTATCTGTTTTATCGTAAGGAATGGCTGATATATTCTTTTCGGGATCTATTGGCATTGCGTGAAAATACACGCCGGTATTATGGCGTGTAAGCTTTCCATTTTCTAATCGACTGGCAGGTATATGTTTAAACAGAGCCAGTGCTTTCGATCTGTCTAAGAAGTCTATATCAATATCCATTATTGCAATCTAGTTGTTTCAAATAATAATAAAGGTAATGTTTCTGCTAAAAACTGTGCGTAAGCTTCTGCATCTTCCTCATCTTCAAATCCGGAAAATTTAACATATACAGCAGTCCTCGTCCTCTGGAACTACCACTTCAATGTCAATATCGTCGTCTGAAATAAATTCTTCATTCTCAGCCAATTCTTCAATATCTTCTTCTTTAATTGGACGTTTTTTAGTCATAAAATCTTGGCCTCTTTAATAACTTCTTTAACTAATTCTACATCGGCAGGCAATGATTTAAATCTACGTTGCCAATGTTGCGGATCGATAACAGGCCCAACAATTTCTAATTGTTCGTCATTCATTTTTTGAAGCATCTGTTTTCCCGACCTTGTATTTAATACTATCCATGGCGACACTAAACCTTCTTTAATATCATGGGTAGCTCTATTCAAATTTACATAGGCAAAGTAATGTTCCCAGGGGCTAGCATTTTTCTCACCCCAATCCATCATAGTTTGAATAGTACGCTGTATGGCCCCGTCGGCTGGTTCCTTTTTTATCAGGTCAGCAATGTATTGATCGTACAGTGCATCTCTACACCAATGGTCTAACTTTACACCACTTGTAATTACAAAATCAACAAATCGTTCTGGATATATTGGATTGGTGTTGGATATAAAACTTCCAAACTTTACAAACGCTGTATAGTACGGACTTGATGAAAATTCTTCAAATGTTTTAGCCTTAGCCGTTTTTTGTGTTATCTCATAAAATCGCTGATAGGTCATTAATCCCATTTGAACGTGTTTTTCATTACGACTTAAATATCTACGTTTTTGTTCACAGATATGCACTACTAAGGTATTTTCCTTAGCAAACTTTTTTCCACAGTGTTCGCATTTAAAATTTAATTCCATTGATCGTTTTTTTATCCCAACCGAGACCTTCGCAGTATCGTTTAATTTCGTCTGTGGTAGTAATTGTGCTAAGAGTTTCAATATCGCTCCGTTTCATATTAGGAAATAAATCAGCCAGAAATTCTTCTTTTTTATCTTTAGCTCTTTTTAATGGCAAGTATTCGTGAAAATGAGTTTTACCACTTTCGTGACTACACAAGCACAGAGTTTGCCAAACTAGTTTTGGATGTTGTTGTATTACTGCCCAATTTTTATTATAAAATTCATTAACAGTTAGTACAAAATGTTCTTTAAGTTCTCTATTAGAACTTTTAACATTACTAATATATCTGTTAAGATTCCAAAAATCACCCTTGATTTCTTTACGACCTTCGTCAGTAGCAGCATCCCATAAGTCTTTAAAACCTAAATCGACTGCTGGAATAATTTCTTTGAACAGGTCTATATGTTTATTTGCCATCTTCTTTACTCAGGTGATATAATATTTTAACACGATCAAGTGCTTCTTGCAATAGCGGATTGTCCTTAGCTTCATCTCTAATTCGTCGCCATAGTTCGTCTTCTTTTAAATTGGCTGGCCAGGTCTCTCCGCCAGTGTTATAATCCCAGCCAACTGGTGTTCTTTTACTAGGATCCTCTCCTGCTCTTCTCGAGTAGGTAATATCACCTACTCGTTCGTAAATGAGGGGAACGTTTGGCGTAAGTGATCCCATAACTATTAAATTAATTTATCCAGTTGAATAACTTCACTTTGTCTAGAAATTTCTTTGACAAAGAATGCACACGGTGGATTTTCTCCGTCGGCTAATGGTATAGTTAATAGCTGACCGTTTTTCATCTTTGGAAAATACCATTTAACATCTTGAAATATATTAATAATTTCCACAGGATAATGATCGGCTCGGAAGCCACCGATAGGGTTGAATACTAACGCATCAAATCCTCGTTCATTGATACTAGTTAAGGGAAGTACCTCTGGATCAAGGCCACATTCTTTATCGCCAACTACTATACACCAATCTAATGGCATCTGAACTTCAAAGCCGCCTATGCTTAACAATATTGCCGGACTATTAAACGATTCTAAGAAAATCAAAGGCATAAAGAAAAAATCAGGATCATTGGGACTAGAATTATCTAATACACTAAATCTCATGTCTTCGTTTACTTCGTCCGGTAGATCATTTAGATCAAATGTTGTATTGTTTAATGTTAATATTTTCATAGATTTACTTTTTATAATTATACTTAAGGATTCCATCTATAATCTCTTCGAATTTTTCTAGAGGGATCATATTAGGACCGTCACTAGGAGCCGAATCTGGATTTGGGTGGACTTCTAAGAAAAAATTATCAACACCTAATGCACTGGCTGCTCGAGATAATCCCGCAACAAAATCTCTATTGCCGCCACTGCTGGTTCCTTGACCGCCCGGCTTTTGCACCGAATGAGTTACATCAAATACTACATTGCTAAAATTATTCAACATATATTCGAGGCCAGTAAAGTCTACTACAAGGGTATTATAACCAAAGCTTGTTCCTCTTTCTGTAATCCAAACTTCTTTGGCATTAGCGGTCTTTGATACAATTCCAGCGACATCCCACGGAGCAAGAAATTGTCCTTTTTTAATATTAACAATCTTTCCAGTGTCACATGCAGCGGTGATCAAATCAGTTTGACGACACAAGAATGCTGGTATTTGATAAACGTCAATTACATTGGGATAATGATTTTCTATCCATGATATCTGCTGAGATTCGTGTACATCAGTTAATATCTTAAAATTACTATCTTTCATAATTTTAAAATCACTGAGGGTAGATTCGATGCCCTTTCCCCCGTAACTTCCTTTGGTCGCTTGTTCTGTTGGCCTTGTCGTAGCTGGCCTTGAAAAAGTAATCAATACCTCTACTATCACAAATAGCCTTGCAATGTTTGGCTATTAACAATGAATGTTCTAATGACTCGTGTTGACACGGTCCTGCTATTATTTTCATAAATTTACCTTAGTTATTGTAAAAGGATATTTTGCATCCTTGTAATATTTCTTTCTTTCTGTAAGATGCCGTTTGGCATACTTACAAGTGGATGTAATATCCCAAATCTCTACATGGTCCTTGTCTTCTGCTTTTCTAATACCTCGCCCAATACTTTGTATAACTCGGACAAAGCTTTTTCCGGGCTCAATAAGAACCAGATTAAAAAATACGAGGGATATTAATACCCACAGCGGCCACACCATAAAGTCGCCACAAATAAATCTTGTTACTGCTAGTTTTAAATTTCATCGTATTCTTCTTTTCTGTCATCTAATTTTACACTGCCGTTAATAAATGCAACTTCGGGCTTACCTTCTTTGATAGTACCAAACAGTGTAGATAGTTCTTTTACAATAATATTACCAGTTTCAATCCTATTGACCAACACCAATGTATTGCCAGTTAGTGACAATTCTTTAATCTTAGATGACATCCATGACATTCTATTAGGATCTGTTACTAAAAAACTATACTCTTCCTGGAAGCTTCGAAATACCTGTACGTCAGTAGTTTGAAGAATATTAATATGAAGATTTGACAGCACACCTTTTTCTTGTAGATCGTGTGCTGATACATGATTTATAACAGGACCTATGCTGGCCAGAATCCCTTGAAATTCCCATGCTTCTTTGGGCACAGTTCCTGTAAGCCCCCATCGAATTGCACAGTTCTTAAAGTTTTGTGTTAACAATTTAGTCAACACTTCTGCCTTGGCTTGATGCACTTCGTCTACAATAATTGCCACTACGCCTTCAGTAAATTCAGCCAACGACAAGGCATCTTCGTCGTAACTTTTTTTATCTAGCACGTTAAGACTTTGCCATGTGCATATAGTGTGTGTTCGGTTCAATTCTTTCCGATCTCCAAAATACACACCTACATCTAGGCCCAAGTTTCTATAGTCTTCCTCAGTTTGTACTACCAGACTCTTATTAGGCACAATGACCATTGTACGTCCGTAGGGTTCGCATAGGTGACTTAAAGTTGCAGTAGTAATAGTCTTACCTGCACCTGTGGCAACTTCTTGAAGTGCTTGCGGAGTTTCTAAAAATTTATTAACTACATCGTACTGATAATCACGCAACACAATAGGTTGGCCTGCTTGAGGATGACCAGTAGGCCATGTTTTACCTTGATCGGCCCAATAATTTTCAGTTACAGGAACAAAACTAAAGCTGCGAGGGATACGATCGTCGTCTACTTCAATTTCATATCCGTCACTTTCTACGATAGGAAGAATTACATCTAAGTGTGCTAGGTATCCAGTGCCTCCAATTCCAAAATAGGATTTAGTTCCGTCCCAGCGACCTAATTTGTAAGCTGGCATATGTCTAGCATAGGGAAGATCATATTTTAACTTATTGGCGATTTTTCGTCGAGTTTCTACTGTTAAGCCTTCTAACTTTATATTAACTTCGTCTTTAATTACTAATTTACAGATTGACAAGTTTCTTATTTCCTTTTACTGTTGGCTTTATGTCCGATAGATATATCGAACATGCATGTGATTCAATCCAGGTCTTTGTCAACACATTAGTTGGGGGATACTTTGATGTAGACACTGCTATCTTTATAAAGTTTGGTTCTTTAAAAGCCCACTTTGCAGGCTTGTGATCAAATATAAAAATATCACCGTCGTCTACTTTTCCGCCGAGATCGTTTTCTTTAATCCATGCATTAAGTTTTTCTGGGCCGCCTTTTTGTTCTCTAAAACAAACTTTAATTTTCGATCTTGAGATATCCAATAAATCAGCATTGTTTACAAAATCTTCGAGCCATTCTTGCTTATCATCATTTCTATCTAATGCTATTGCAATCTTGCATTCCAAAGATTTGTAGATTTTCAATAGCTCACTCGAAGTTTTAATCCAGAATGTATTAGCATTAGATGACACAATTTTTTCAATAGTGGTTTCCGGAGATTTGTTCAATGCCGCTGGGTATCCCATAGTCTTGGCTAAGAATTGATCTTTAATTATAACACCAGTTTGATAATTTTTAAAGTAATCGTTAGCAGTATTGATTACTGGGCTGTAGTTCTACAGACAAATTAACTTCGTACAGACTTGGGAGAAATGCTTTCAATGTTGCTCCAGGCAGATTCAGTTTCTGAGATTGCATGTAAGAAAGAGTCATCCATGTCAAAAGAATGCTCTTGTAAAAACTCAAAAATTGTTATAGGATTAACATTATAAAACTCTATAATCCTTGCGCCTCGTTCTTGATCCCATGTGCTGTGCTTGATATAGTCTTCGAGACCTTTGTCAAATTTTCCCTTGAACGCAAAGGGAAACTTGCAACACAACAGAATCTTTCCTTCCTTATCCTTCTCTATGTAGGCACGGCGCTGATGATCAACGACTCTAAATGAATGCTTGAATATTGGATTTTCTAATTCGCTAACATAATCAAATTCGGAAGAAATTATAGAGTTCCTATGCTTTTTCATCAACATTATCATGTAAGAGGATTGCTTTTCAGTTAACGGTTTATTTTCAATGCACAGTTTAAAAAAACTATCACATGCTTTGAGATCCGTACCCGATGCAAAATTTCCGCTGACTAATTTGCTGTAGAATGTTATAAAGATATCTTCGATATAATGTGATTTTAGCATTTATTAATTATAAACAATGCTCAAACGAAAGTCAACCTTTTAATTGGTTTTGTATTTCCGGAAGTAATCTTGCCAATGGTATTCCTTTTGAAATCTCGTCGACTGTCCATTCAGTATGACATAGTTTTAAAAACCATTCAGTTCTATCAAGCAGCGTCGGATGCTCGATATGCTGTAGCTGATCGCTAACTGGAAATGCAAGACTCGAACTATCACAAATTATAGGAGTGCCATGTATGGCCGACTGTATTGCAGGGCCGCTGTTAAAATTGATCACAGCATGATAATTATAATCAATATTAAAATTATCATAGGTGTTGATTAACTTAATCGGCTTATCTTGTACGGTGCCTTTAATTAAAGTACCCACCGCCTTAGATCTAGGATGTGGCCTAAACACTATCGGACGATCGGTATAAGTTCTTATTTCCCGAACAAGTGTTTCGGCCCATTGTTGAATCGGAGGATTATTTTCCCACTGTAAACTTAGCTCGTGCTGGCCTGCGATTAATATCTCTGGTTTTCTACGCTGACTAGGGTTATGCAATGATACTCCTAATTTAGCTGGTCTGTTGATGTCTATATCATTGTGATTTGCAAAAAAGCCCCTACTGTTTATGTGATTAAGACCTACTCTCCAGGTCTGACCTCTTAACAAATTTCCAACTTCGATAATTAGAATTGGTTTATTTAACTGTCGACATTGTTGATATATCAATTGATTATCTTTCATACGGCCATTCCAAAGCACTGACCAAATAACTGATACGTCTTGATTAGAGTCTACTATACTATTGCCAGTATTCAAAATACCTTGTTGAAAAGCATCGAATACAGGAACGCTGTTAAGAGCGCCGTATTCTCTATAAAGTTTAAAGGAGATCATCGTCGATAAATAATAGTAGTATTTAATTCAATATGAGTAAATTTTCAAAAAGAATTTTAAGTTCGTCAAAATCTTGTAGAAATAGCCTAGTTATTGGTTCGGGCATAGGGTGGCTCAACGACCTTCTTGAACACTGCAATACTGTGTTCATTATCGACGGCCTAGATCTTAACTTAAAAAGAAAAAATATTGTACATAGAGAAAGCTTTCAAGACATTAACTTGTTAACGGATATAGATTTTATATTTGTCGATCAGAGTCACTTTTCGAATTTAAGTAAATTAAAGCCAGTGTTTACAAAATATAGACCTCTTATATTTTTACAAGCATCTAACGAATTACCTGTAGAGCACTATAAGTATCTTAGATCCGAAAGTTATGCACTTGTAGAAATATTTAAGAATATGCAAAAATGGATTCCACAATGACAAAAATAGCAGTAGTCACTACCTTTCATGAGGATGGGTTAAAAACCTATGCACAGAATATGATTAACTCGTTCTGTGAAAATTGGCCAAAAGAAGTTACATTACATATCTATCCTGAAAAATGTAATCCTATAATTCGAGATCACAGTCATGTAACGCTTAAAGACCTTGATTCAGTTCAAGAATTAACCGCTTTCAAGCAACGATGGCAAGGTGTACCAAAAGCTACAGGAGATGTCAGCAACGACCCTGTTCGTAGACTGCGTAAAGATGCCGGTAAGGGATTTAAGTGGGATGCTGTGAGATTTGCACACAAGGTATATGCTATATTTGACTGTGCCCGTAGTACAGATGCCGATGTGTTGTTTTGGATGGACGCCGACACTATCTGTCACAGCCCAATTACATTTGATCAGCTGAAAAAATTCTGTCCCGAGAACATCGACCTCGGTTATCTAGGACGTGAAGGCAAATATACCGAGTGTGGACTCTATTCTATGAACTTACGTTCGCAGGCTGTTCAGAATTTCCTACGAGAGTTTCAGCGTATGTACGACGATGCAGAAAACGGAATATTTACATTAGCCGAGTGGCACGATAGCTTTGTATTTGATGCAGTGAGAGTAAAGTTTAGAAATCAATTACGAGAATATAATTGGTCTGCTGGTATTGTCAGTGGAGAAGGACACCCTCTGATTAACTCAGAATGGGGTGCATATCTTGACCACTTAAAAGGCGATAGAAAAACAGCAGGCCGCAGCAAACTTAGTGATTTAAAAGTTAAACGCACAGAGGCGTATTGGAAATGAAAAGTTTTATTATTCATCTTTCTAAGATGCCTACATCTTTAGAAAGTGCGTTAGTCGTTAAACAGACTCTTGATAATTTTAATATGGATGCCGAACTGTTTGAAGGCTCGTACGGATCTATAATAAAAGAACAGTATATTAAAAATAATCGTCAATGGCATCCTTGGGGATTCAAAGGTCGAGATAAACCTTATACTGACGAAGATAAAAAATCATTATGGGGCATTGCTGGAGAGATGGGATGTTTCGATAGTCATTATCGATTATGGCAACGATGCATAAAGTTGAACGAACCGATTTTAATATTTGAGGACGATGTTGAATTAGTAAGACCTTACATACCAGTTGAATGGGATGATGTTCTTTCAGTAGCATTTAGTCATACTAAAAAAATGGCAAAGTATCAACATTACTTAGACAACCCCTTAGGAGAACCATGTGCTTCTGAATACGGACAATCGTCTATGCCAGGAAATGGTGGATATGCTATAAAACCTCATGCTGCTAAAATTTTAGTTAATGAATACAAAAATACATATTTGCCGGCTGATAATGCCATTAATCAACATCTAGTAAAAATTCAGATACACAATTATATGATGGGCAAAGCTCGTAGTAAGCACGACGGTAATATATCGTTAATAAGAACAAAAATATGGGACAATCAATGAAAGAAATATTTGAAGATATTATTAAAAACAATCGTTGGAAAAAGCATCCGTGTGGGCCCGGCTCTACAATTCAATATACTCACCATCTTCGTACTCACTTAGGAAATCTACTTACTAAGCATAATATTACATCTATGGTAGATGCACCGTGCGGAGATTACTCTTGGATGAGCATCACTAATCTTCCTAGTATAAAAACATACATCGGAGGAGACATTGTTGAATTTCTAATAGAAAAAAATAAATCACAATATGCCAATGTTGATTTTAAAATATTAGATTTAACTTCAGATAAATTACCTGATGCAGATTTACTGTTTTGCAGAGATTGCTTGTTGCATTTAAGTTTTGAGGATATTGACAAAGTTTTTGCTAATATAAGTAACAGTAATATAAAATATGTATTAATGTCAAACTGGTTTGAAGATTCCGAAAATCAGAAAGACATCAAAACAGGTCAAGCTAGATATATCAATTTTTTAGAAAGTCCGTTCAACTTTAAAAATCCAATAGGAAGCATTGTTGACTATGTAGAAGGATTTCCTAGGAGAGAAATGATGTTGTGGCCTAGAACAGTTATAGATGATTATATCAAAGGAAAAAAATAATGGGGTATAGCCTATCAATAGGGAAACAAGAAACATTAGAATGGTTTCAACAAAATCAAAAAAGCATTAGTCGAATTTTAGATATAGGCGCTGGCAGTGGTACATATATTAACTTAATCAAACTAAAAAATTCTATATGCACAAAAGCAGAGTGGGTAGCCATCGAAGCATGGGATAACTATATCAAAGAATTTTCACTAGAAGAAAAATATAATACAGTTATTAATCAAGATGTTCGCACAATAGATTGGAATAGCTTAGGTAAATTTTCAGTTGCTATTGCTGGAGACGTGCTAGAACATATGACTAAAGAAGAAGCAATTACGCTTGTTGAGAATGTTTTATCTAATTGTCAAACTTTAATTATTAGCATTCCTATAGTACATATGCCTCAAGACGAAGTTAACGGAAATCCATTCGAAGTGCATGTAAAGGATGACTGGAGTCACGACGAAGTAATGACAACGTGGGCTCCGTATATTAAATTAGTGTATAGAAAAAGTTCAAAAAGTAAACTAGCAGTATACTGGTTATCAAAATGATTAATGTAGTTTGTGTGTTACGGCAAGGTGGTGTGGTCGGATATGATGCATCGTGGGTTGAAAAACTGCAAAGTACAGTTGCTAGAAATTTAACATTACCTTATAAATTTATTTGTCTTAGTGATTGCGATGTGCCGTGTGAACGTATTCCGTTGGAAACAGCCGGCGACGGATTCTGGGCTAAAATGCAATTATTTAAGCCTGGCATATTCACCGGGCCCGTTCTGTATATTGATTTAGATACTGTAATTTGTCAGAATATCGATGAAATAGTTACTAACGTTAGTCGAGAACAGTTTGTTATGTGGATGGAACCCGATAAACAAATTCACTCTAGTGCAATGATGTGGTGGCAGGGAGACTACAGTAATTTGTGGGATCTATATAAATCTAAAAATATTTCTCATTGGAAAGAAAAATATGCTAAACCACCGTTATACGGAGATCAAGCATTAATTAGTGAAAATGTTAAACATACATTGTTTGTCGATCACATGCCAGCTGAATGGTTTCATGTAGTCAAAAAACACGACGATTCTCTAGATCTTTCTAAGGTTAAGATTTTACATTTTAGGAAAGCGCATACCAAACCGTCGACTTTGCCGAATCATAAATTAGTTAAGTTGCATTGGAAATAATAAATTTCCGCATGTGTTTCCAACACTCACCAGATTTTAATTCATCAAAATTCCAGTGAGACATTGCTAGTCGTTCAACCCACTTTTGCCTATCTAGCATCAGTGGGTTTTCTATTGTTGACAAATCTGTATTGGCAACTTCTTTACTTTGGCTTTTTTCCGGATCACAAACAAATATAGGAACTCCTTCGATTGCTGCACCGATTACTGGACTAGAATTATAGTTTACTGCTACCCAACAATTACGAAGATCGTCTATGAGACTTTCATTATTACTTAATCTAATTGATTTTGAGAACTTAACCTTGCATTTAGGATTTCCTGGACGAATTAATTCTTTACTAGCTTTGTCCCCAGGGTGTGGTCGAATAATAATAGGACGGTCTGAATATTGACGAATTGTTATAATTGTTTGCAATAACCAATCTTGAAGATCAGTCTTTCCCATACTCCAACCGCCGTTACGTTGTAAACAGATTAGAATGTGATCTCCATTGATCCGATAATCTTTCAATGTTATGTTTAAGATTTTGACTAATTTTTTGCCATCTACAAGGATCTATGGTAGTATCGCAGTATATCCCTGTAGTTGGAAATACACCGTTAAAGCTGTACCGTAGATAGTGTAAAGGATTAGTAGTATTGGCATATAAGAACAAATTACTGTCCACAGCAACTAACGTGTTTTTTATTTTTAAGTTGATTAGTTATTACCGTGTTTCTTAATTGCAGGTGTGGAGTAGTTATTGCCCCTTCTCCTAGCCATCCTTGAATTACCCCAACGTCGGTTAGTTGATAAGCATAACTTTGATTGTCAAAGGAAACATCGCCAGCCGCTCGAACTCCAAAAGAAAAGTTTTTTAGTAAATCAATCTTTTCTAAATTCTTTGCATTAGGAACTGTTTTATGATATATTGCTACCGAAGTCATTTCTTTTTCTTTGAACGACTATTCTCAATAACGGTACTGATAATTGGAAATAGATGCCTCCAGGGCTGTCCCTCCTCCATTTCCTCAACAGTCCATTGACTATAGGCTAAATTGTTCAACCATTGTTTAACTTGATTATCGTTGGCTAATTTTAAAGTTTCAATTTCGTTAGGATATCTTGACGAAATATCCCACGCAAAGCTCCCAGGATCCATGGACAATGTAGGAATACCTTTCAGTATCGAATCAATTCCCGAGCCACTACTATAAGTCACAGTGCAGTAAGCATTTTTAAGATCGTCGTCTAAACTTTTTTCTTTAGCTAGACTAATTTCAATATTATTGTTTTTTGTCAGTATTAAATTTTCAATAATAAATCTATAAAATTCATCTGTTTCTTTTATATTATGAGCAGGATGTGTTCTGATAACAATTCTTCTATTACTAAAAGATCTAATTTGTTTAATGCAATATTCAGTCCACTCGTATATGTTAATGCCACGTAAACTAGCATCGCCCGGTAGCTGTAACATTAGTACAATATGGCCGTCTTTGTTATTTTGCCAGCCATTCCAACTAATACCTAATTGTTCTAATCGATTACTAGGACAGTTCTGTTGATAAAATAATCCACTGTTGTTTAAAAAACCATTAACCCCAACCCTAAAATGTTTATTTTTAGTAAACTCTACAATTCTACCTAATAGAGGAGTTTCAATTACAACAAAACACCCAGCATTTCCTGCAATACTTGCCCTAACTTGATGATGGTTTTTATCTCGATTCTTCCAACTACCTAACATCACAGCAACATCACAGGTCGAATATCCTTGTCCAATATCTAGGTATGCGCCGTTATTGGCTAGATAATTTTCTATATTAGATTCTGGACACTGAGTTTTTACAATTCCGTTATGAAATCGAGACAGCATCTCTCTTTCTTCAAATGTTCCTGCAGTTTCTAAAAAAGTTTTAATTAGCATCAATTATCCTCAAAGCTTTGCCGGTTTTCATTTCGTCAACATGCACCTGTCCGTAGGCTAAATGGCAGGCCCATGCATATAATTTATCTTGATCAGCGTAGTAGGGTTCGTTTATTTTAGCAAGATCTTGCAGAGCTACTGGACTAGCAGCATTGGCAGGTGCTAGTGTAAACGCTGGTATACCATGAAAAATGCTCTCTACTGCTGCCACTGAATTGAATGTTACTAGTGCAAACACATCATTATCTAATGCGGATTGCAAGGTGTCAGTGGCAATCCTGTCAATTCTTTTAGCAGCACGTTCTCTAACTTCCACTGGTCGATCAGTGTATTGTTTGATAGTGGCCACAGTTTGTGCGACCCACTCGTCTTTGGTAACTCCGTAAAATTTACAAGGTTTTTCGTCTGGTGCTGCCACTAGAATCTTACGACCAGATTTCTTCCACGGTGTAAATTTTTTATTAAACTTACGGAATCTATCATCGGGTCGTGCAATAATCTCGCCGTGTTGTAGATCGTTCTTCACAACTCGATGCCAATATTTCCAACCGTTGGGATTACCGGCAGTGCGTTCGTTACCAAAGTAACCCGTGTCGATGTAGTAGAAGTCTCTGCCATCTTGCCAACACTGTTTCATTATTTTGTGTTTGAGAATGCCTCGTAGTACAATAGGATCAGTAGATGCTGAGTAAACGAAATCGTCAGTGCTGATAGGAGTTTTGCCATACCCTTGGGCAAACATATTAATGTATTCGTCTTGGCCGTCTTTACTTAGAAATATCATGTTGTAGGCAAAATTCTGTAAGCATACGTTCGCGATGCCATTCATCTGCCATTGGGGTTGTGGCAAACTCGTGGAAGCAAGGTGTTCCTAATGTGTAGTGCAGTAATTTAGCATCGGGGTTAGGGCCGTATTCGTCAGGCAACCAATTCCATTCCGGGGGTAGTTCTCCCACCCTATCGTCACTAGTCCATTCGAATCTATGCAAATGTGCGCCAGTAGACTTTTGAATGTATTCAGGTGTTAACTTTCGTGTAGGGAAATTATTACAATTAAAAATCATTACACTAGACCAATTTTTTCTAGGATAGTCTTCGTTCTTTGAGCCCAGATACTTGGTGGACATTCGAGTTTTGTAGTTGTGTTTGACCACCATGACATCTTTGTCAAGGCCACGCATGGCCCACAATTCTGCAATGTCTGCACGCACAATCATGTCGCCGTCAATAAAGATAGCGTGCCCTGTGTAGTCCATTAGGTGTGGAACTAGAAAACGACTGTATATAAACTGATTACTGCCGTCAGTGTGAGTTTCTGTATAGTCTTGAAAATTATTAAGAGCCAAGGGCATAATACTAACTGGGTAACTTGCATGGCGAATAATGCTATTAACACAAGTATGAAAAGCTATAGCTTCACGAGGATCGTAGCCTATAAAAATAGGAATCGGTTTCATTTTCTTTCTATATCCTCTTCAATGCATTGTTCGCCGTATTGAATTTCCACAACTTTTAACGATTGATTAAATGGATTAGTAAGTTGATGCCAATCGTTAGTGTATACATCGTACTCGTCATGTTTCTTTAAATGCACAGGTGGTAAAGAATACCCACTAATCATAGTCCTATTTACCAACGCTTCGCCGTCACTTACAATCCAGTATTCAGATCTGAATTTATGCCGTTGCATACTTAAACTCTGATGAGGATTGACTGTAAGTTCTTTAACTTTCATTCCGGGAACTTCGTGCAGTACTCTGTAATATCCCCAGGGACGTTCAGTCTTAGGAGCTTTCCATTCTTGTAGAATCCAACTACTAGAATTCTTTTTATCTTCGCCGCCTATACCAAATACAAAGTCTAGATGAAGCATCTCGTTGACTAGATCCATCTCCGGAATATTTTCTTTAGTGCGATCTCCGCCGTTGGCAAAGATAATACGAGCTGCTGGATTTATTGCTCTTGTTTTTCTAATAGCATCTTTGGCACTATTATCACTATCATCGAAGTTAATAACTCTATCAACATTATGAAGTGCTGCAATAATAGTTGCACGTTCTTCCCAGGACATAAATGCTTGCCCTTTCTTTCTGCGTAACCATTCATCGGAATTAACCCCAACAACTAATGAGTCGCCGAGCTCTCGGGCCGCGTTAAGATAGGCAATATGCCCAGAATGCAGGGGGTCGAAACCCCCTGTGATTAGTACAATACGTTTCATGCAGATATTTATCTGCGTATATTGCTTACAAAATCAAAAACTGAATATTTAGGATTAAAACCTAAAGATTTTATTAAAGTAGTATCGGCACAAGTAGAAGCTCTTTCACCTATTGTGTCTATTCTTATAGGAAGGGTGGGACAGATATTAGAGATTTTTACATTAAGGCCAGTTCCTATGTCAATGCTTCCAGTATAATTAGATTTGATTAATATATCAATGGCAGAACAAACATCATCGACATGTATAAAGTACTCTATAATGAGTAGTAACATATTCTAAATTTCCGTTAATTAATTTATCAAAGAACATGCCTTTTCTAGGATTAGAACTGTATACAGTATGTAATCGCATAAAGACTACATTGATATGTGGAATATGTTCTATTATATGTTTCGATGCAGCATACGGATTAAGATGCGGCTCATATTGACTACTAGATCCTGCTACCAAAACTCTTACATCTTTATAATGATCTAAGATACGTTGTGTGCCATTAACGTTATTTTTCCAATACTTAGCAGGGTCCGCTAAACTTTCTCTAACACCACCAATACCTGCTAAATGTACAACCAAATCACAATCCGGTAAATCACAAAAAAGAATATCGTTACCGGACTTTATATCAAGCCCCGTAACGATATATCCAAGATTTTTGAGATAGGATTCTAAATTAGATCCGATGAATCCTTCGTTACCAGTGATTAGAATTTTCATAAACTGGCGTCTTCCAACCCGGAAGTTCTAAGTTTTACAATATTAGATACCTGCCACTGCTTAATATCCAATGCTTTAATAATACCTAACCATTTATTGCGCAGCAAAGCAAAATCGTTGATAATCTTTTCAAAGTCTACAACGTCTGCTTCGCCGTCAACAAATTTTTCGCAATCTCTCGAACTTAATGCACGTTGATAGTTTTCGAGATATTTTCTAAAATGTTGAGATCGAAGTCGTCTTAATTCAATGTTTAAGTATTCTAATATACCTTCGATCTCTTGAAGTTGATTAAATCGGTTCTCAACAATGCCCGGCATATTTGCAGCAGCTTTTTCTATGTTTCCCGCTATGCGAGTGTCTGCTTTTGCTGCTAATAACTCAGCTTCGTAATATGCCACAGCATCAGGTATGTTTGAAATATCCTTGGAAACCCGATCATACCAATTCATTTAGTCCTCGTCTTCATAATAGTCGTCTTCGATATTGTCACCATCTATAACATAGTTTATAGCATCGTCTAGATAGCTATCGACTCCTTTTAATCCATCAATTACACTATCTTTAATACCATAATCTAATAATGCATTAACAAAGTCAGAAGCAACATCTTTACGATATTTTTCTGGAATATGTTCTACAACTAGTGTCCAAATATCAGCAATCAAATCTTCTTTCATTCCACGCTCTCCGTTTCAGGTTCAACATTAGTAGTTATCTCTGAATCGGATTTTTCTCCATGTTTTGAAATTTCTTCCATCATGATTGTAAGACCATCTTTCTCGTTACGTTCCCACGCCTTACGAAACTGTTTGATAATTTCGCCATCTCGAGTTGTGTAAACAAGACTGTTACCTTCTTTCTTGAGCTGCCCTTTAGCTTCAAACAGGTCGACTAATCCACTATATGGACTCATACCTGTTTCATAAGGAATCTCAACTTGTACACTTTCAAATGGTTTTGCATAACGGGTTTTCATAATCTTACAGGCTGCACGAATACCGTTAACAGTTGTAGTCTTATTACCATCAGCGTCAGTTTTCAACTTCAACTTACGCATAGCAACAACAATGGAACTTGCGTAGATGAAACCTTGTCCACCTGAGATTTTGTCGTCTGGGTCAAACATGTCTTGACTTGCGTATGTGTGATTAGTAGCAACTAATCCTACATTAGCAGCACCGAACATGTTTACACAGTTACGAACTAATGCAGTAAGTGCTTTAGGCTTACGACCCATATCACCTTTAAGATCTCCAGCTTCGAATTGATTAACGTCAGTGGGTGTTAACAACATACCTAGTGAATCAATCACAAACAATAC